CGCCCCGAAGGCTGACGGCACGCGGGTGAAAGCGTCGAGATCGTCGTTGATCAGCGTTTGCCGGGTGATGCCGACGATCCGGCCATAGGTCAGGAGCGAATAGACCTCGCGGCCCTCGCCGATGGTGCCGTAGGTGAATTCCCCGGATTCCGGCACGCGCTGCAGATCGGGCGCACCGCCAAGCTGGGTGCGCTGCACCTGCTTGAAGTCGGTGATCGTCGCCTGGCGTGCCCAGGCGGTGAAGGTGCGCGGCGTCGAGTCATAGGCCGAGCGCAGGGTCTTGTTCGCGACGTTGGCCAGCAGGAACGGAAAGTCGGCAGTGGCATGATAGCCAACCGAAGCGCGACCCATCAGTGCCGCGGTGGCCAGTTCCATCTTCGACATGCCGCGGGTGTTGATGCCCTGGCGCTCGACCGCGATCCGCGCCATTTCCATCAGGGTGAGGCCGCGGAATTCGCGGGCATCTGTGGAGAGCGGAGTGCGGCCCGGTTCGTGGCGGTGCAGCAGCGCCTCGGTCACGGCATCGCGAAAGCCGAGATCGGTGGACGAGGGCCCGCCGACGCGCGCCGGGGTGATCTCTGCCCCGCGCGTGGTCGGGTTCTGTGCAACGAGCCGGTCGAGGATCGCCGAGCGGGCCGCATCCAGCGCCACACCGCGGGCGATCAGGTCCGCACCGAAGTCGAGGCCGAGGCCATGCCGCTGGCAGAGCGTGGTGATCTCGGCAGCGCGCTGGCGCTCCTCGGCGCGGATCGTATCGGCAGAGGGCGCAAGTGGGGCCGGGACAACAGGTGCCGGGGACGGCGGAAGCGTACGGGTTGCGTCAGGTTCGCTGCCGGGAAGCAGGGTATCATTTGGCATCGCTGCCTCCTTTTGATGTGCCGCATCGGCGGCGGGGGTATCGTTTCGGGTGAGTGTGCAGGGTGCCAGGGCTGCGCTTCCTGCCTCGGCCGCACGGATATGCGCCCCCGGATCGGCGGGCATGGCGACGGCGGAGACCTCCATCGGCTCCCAGTCGACGGCACGCCACAGCTCGCGCTGGCCCTCGCGCTTGGTGATCTCGTAACGGTGCACCCGGTAGCCGACGGAGACATGCCGGACGGTCTTTTCCAGAATGCGGTGCACGGTGTCAGCCGCATCGGGGGCCGAGGTCAGGCGGATCGTTGCCGTGCCCTGGCCACCTTCGATCCGGACCGACCCGGGTTCGACCGCGCCCAGGACCGAGCGCAGGCTCCATCCATCATGCGAGTCCAGGAACGGCGCGCCGCCGTTCATCCGTTCCAGCCGCACTGCCTGGGGTGTGACGATGAGCTCCTCGTCGTACTCGCGGATCTCGTCCCAGCCCTCCCAGCGGCGACGCTGGACGGTCGCGCCGGTGGTCCAGACGATTTCAACGGTGCGCGCCTCGACGTTGATGCTGTCGGGACGTACGGAGGCGGCCCGCCCGATCACGGGCAGGAGCAGGGTATCGGGGGGCATGTCGGGTTACTCCGTTGTCGGTTTGCCGGTCGCGGGGTCGGTGGCCGGGTCGGTCGCGGTGTTCTGTTCCGTCGGCTGGACGTTGCCACCCTTGCTGACCTTGCGCGGATCGCTGTCGAAGATCAGGCCCAGCGCATCGGTCGCCTCGGCATGGGCGGCCCATTCTTCGATGACGGCCGCCGGGTCATAGCCGCGCTTGGCGATCATCTGCTGCGGCGAGGCAAATCCGGCGCGGGTTTCCAAGAGGTCGGCTTGCACATCCTGAAGCGGGTTCACCATCTCGAAGCGCGGCGGGGCCCATTCGGCGGGGATCACGGCGTCCAGGGGCAGCAGCCCCGCCAGCTGGGCGGCTTCGATGAACCAGCGCCAGATCGGTTCACAGAACATCGGGATGACGGTCTGCCATTGCAGCTGCTCCACCATCCGGCGGAATTCGTTCAGGCCGACCCGGCTGGACGAGAAGTTGTTCTGGCTCAGATCACCGGTCATCAGCGCGTAGGGCACCCGGAAGCCCGAGGCCACGATGTGCATCTGCACCCGGTTCCATTCGTAGACCCCCGCCGTGCTGGCAGGCTGGTTGAACTTGATGTCCTTCCCGCCCCGGGCATAAGCGATGAGTCCCGGTTCGAACTGCTCGACCTTGTTGCCCTGACTGTCCTGCACCACCGGCGCGACCGAGGCCTGCGTTTCATCATCGCCGAAGACGATGCCAACAAGGCAGGCCTCGGTCTTCTTGCGGACCAGCTCTGCTGCCTGCCAGTCGCCGAGATCGCGCAGTGCCAGCATCGCCGGTGCCCCCCAGGGGACGCCCCGGCTCTGGACCCGCTGGCGTTCGAAGAGATGGGCGACGCGGGTCGCGTCGATCCGTTCGGATTCGAAGCGACGTCGGATGGCGCGGGTGGTGCCGCCGGGATGCTGCGGGAACATCCAGAAGGCGGTGCGCCGCCCGCCGGCATCGAACTCGATGCCCTGGTCGGTGTAACCGCCGCCCGCGATATCCTGCACCCGGGCAGTGTCGAGGTGGTCGATCTCGCGCAGCTGGATTTGCAGCGGGACGGTCCTGCCGGAGCCGCGCGGCGTGGCGATCTTGAGGGCGAGGATATCGCCCGCCTCGATCATTTCCCGGACGGCGAGGTTGGTCAGACCGTGGAAATCGGTGTGGCCGTAGTAATCGGAGTTGGCGGCGAACTGCCGCCAGAGTGCATCGACCTTGCGGTTCAGCGCCTTGTTCCCGCTCGCCGCGCGGGGCCGAATGCCGGGGCCGACGATATTGTTGACCAGCACCTGCACCGCCTGCGCCGCCAGCGCGTTGTTCCGGACCAGATCGCGCGAGCGGTCGCGCAGCACCGGCCCGGCCGCCGCGATTTCGGCATCCGCCGAGGCATTGCTGCCGCGCCAGCCCTCGGTGACCCGGGTCTTGCCGCCTGCCTCATAGCCCCGCCGCAGATTGGCGATCGCCACCTTCGCCGCATAGCGGGAGGCCGCGCGCCGGGGGGCAATCCAGGCGAGGCCCGCATCCAGCATTCCCCAGCGCACACCGTCCGGCTCGTTTTGGTTCCGGCCCATCATCCCCTCCGGAACGTCGCAAAGCGCCCGACCGGCGCGGGCTGCCCGGCACCGCTCGTGGCCAATTCCGCCGCGACAATCCGGATGCGGCGCAGAAGATCGTCCCCGGTCGGATAGGTCACTTCCTTGCCGTCCGAGAACCGCACCCGCAGCGTGCCGCTGGCATAGGCCGCCTTCAGGGCATCGAGATCGACTTGCGTCCAGGCCATGTCAGAACCATTTCCCGCGCCGGGGGCCGAGGATTCCCCCGGGACGCGGCGCTGTCTGTTGCGGTGAAGCCCGGTTTGGCTGCCCCGCCGGGGGCAATTCCTTCGGACCCGTCTCGGAAGCCAACTGGTTCTCCAGCCCCTGCCAGCGGTGCTCATCCCAGCGGTCGATGCCCATCAGCCAGGCAGCCGCCCGGGCATAGACACGGCAGTCGAGGGCCTCGTTGCGCTCGCGCGTCTGCTGCCATTCCAGCCGCTGGAAGCCTTGCCGGGTCTTGATCGTCATCAGTTGTTCGGCGGTCAGCTGCTTCATCCATTCGGCGGTGGTGCCTTTCGGAATATGGACAAATCCATGCGGCCACTCCGCCCCCGCGGCCAGTTCCTCGTCGGTCGGGGCCACAAGCCGCAGAAACCGGTAGGTCTCGGATTTGAACACTGCCCCGGCGACCTTCCAAAGCTGCACACCGCGCCGTAGCCTGCGTCCGGCTTCTGTCACTTCCACGTAAGTCGGCCCATCGACCGGCATCGAGCGGTCGAACCCGCCCACGCCCTTCACAGCGATCACCTGCTGGCGCCCGGACTTGCGGACCCAGGCATAGACGGCGTCGGTAGTCACCCCGTCGCCGGTGTCGATGGCCAGCCGCGCGAGGCCCATCCGCCCGCCACCGGCGCAGCCCCAGGTCGCCCCGAGGAATTCGCTGAGATCGGCCCAGACTTCGGGCCGGGCCGTGTCGCCCTCGAGGACAACGTGATCGACCAGCCACGAGCGCAGATTGCGCCCCCAGCCCCAGACGTCGATCTCGATCCGGTCGCGCTGGACATCGGCCCCGGCGGTCAGCACCAGCGCCCCTGGCTGAACCTGGCCCAGCTGCCAGACCTCCCGTCGCTCATAAAGCCGCTGCCAGTCCGGCGCTTCGCCCTTCTCGGCCCATGTCTCGCCGAGGATCGTGTTCTTCAGCGTCTTCAGCGAGGCGTCGTTGCCTTGCGCGCCTTCCCACGACCGCGCGATCTCCTCCCAGGACAGCCACCCCAGTGGGGAATAGAGGCCGGAGATATGGAAGCCGATCACGCCGCCCGACCGGGCGGCCGCGATCACCTCGGGCGCGGCAGTGGGGCGCCATTCCGCGCCGTTCGCCTCATCCATCATCGCCGTCTTGTGCCGCTCGGCGATCGGCTCCTCGCAATGCTCGCAGACATAGCGGGCCGTTTCCGGGCGGCCGGCCGCCCAGCGCAGGCGCTCG